ACACAAAATTATCATAATTTCAATAATCAGAGCTCTGTACAATTTGTGTTAAAAACCAGAAGAAATTTTTTTTTGTTTTACCAGCTCAATTATTATCGTGCTACGTTGAATTAATTTGAAATTTTTGGTTGTAAATGTTCCATAACTCGCTCAAATCGTGCGTTAGAATTAATTCCTTGAAAATCTGTCGTTCAAATATATTTTTAAACAAAAAAGGTCGCTGCAAATTTTTTGTCTAAGTCGCTAGTTAAGGAGATACGACCTCTTCAGTGAATTTACAATGAAATCAATATAAACTGCACTCAAATATTTAAAATCGACGATCAAAAATAAAAATTTGCCAAATTAGCCAAATCTTTGCAGAAAATTTTGCTTTCGTTTACAACAGAAAAATTAATTTAAGATAAAAACACGGCTTCAATTTGAATCTGCAGTTCTAAAAAATGTGGTGCTTCAAATAAAAAAAAAGAAAACTACTGTTGTCAATAATGGTGGTGGTAATAATGGTGGCGGTAGTGATAACAATAATACCATTACTCAAGTAACTAAAACCGCACCAACAGAAGCAGAAGTAAGTCAAGCAACAACAGCAGAAGCGGATGCAGATACAGAAGCAAACAGATTATTAAAAATTAAAAAAAAAGGAAGATCACAATCTATTATATCTGGATCACAGGGTGTAACTAAAATGACATCAGATTATTCATTAGGTAAGAAAAGTTTATTAGGAAGAGTATAATGGCAAAAACAGAAACAACTACAAAGTTACTAGCAAGATTTGGCAGACTAAATTCTCAAAGAGTTAATTGGGAAAATCATTGGCAAGAAGTTGCTGATTACATGATGCCAAGAAAAGCAAACATTACTAAAAGAAGAACAAGAGGAGACAAAAGAAATGAATTAATTTTTGATTCATCTCCACTACAAGCATTAGAATTATTAGCAGCATCATTACATGGCATGATGACTAACCCATCAACACCTTGGTTTACCCTTAAATTTAAAGATGCACAAATGGATCAGAATGATGAAGCTAAACTTTGGTTAGAAAGTGTAACTGCAGATATGTACACAGCATTTAATAGATCAAACTTTCAACAAGAAATTTTTGAATTGTACCATGATCTAATTACATTTGGTACTGCAGCAATGTACATTGAAGAAGATGATGAAGATTTATTAAAATTTTCTACAAAACATATTGCTGAAATATTTATAGCTGAAGATGACAAGGGTAGAATAGATACTGTTTACAGAAAGTTTACTTTATCTGCTAGAGCTTTAGTACAAAAGTTTGGCAACAAGGTTTCGCAAAACATAAAAGTAATGTCTGAAAAAGACCCATACCAAGATGTAGATATTTTACATTGTGTATATCCAAGAGCAGACTTTAATCCTAAATTAAAAGACCAAGAGAATATGCCATTTGAATCTGTGTATTTAGAAATGGGTAGTGGTGACGAATTATCTGTGTCTGGATTTAAAGAGTTCCCTTATGTAGTTCCAAGATACTTAAAAGCATCACACGAAATTTATGGTAGATCACCTGCAATGACAGCTTTACCAGATGTTAAGATGCTAAATGAAATGTCTAAAACGACAATCAAAGCTGCACAAAAACAAGTTGACCCACCACTATTAGTTCCGGATGATGGATTCTTACTTCCTGTTAGAACTGTACCGGGTGGATTAAACTTTTATAGAAGTGGTACAAGAGATAGAATTGAACCATTAAACATAGGTGCAAACAATCCATTAGGTTTAAACATGGAAGAGCAAAGAAGAAATGCTATTAGAGAAGTATTCTATGTAAACCAATTACAATTACAACAAGGTCCACAAATGACAGCTACAGAAGTTGTACAAAGAAACGAAGAAAAGATGAGATTACTTGGACCAGTATTAGGTAGACTAGAATCTGAATTATTAAAACCATTGATTGATAGATGTTTTAATATTCTATTAAGAAAAAATCAATTTGCAGAAGCACCAGAATTTTTATCGGGTCAAGATGTAGAAATAGAATATGTTTCTCCATTAGCTAAAGCACAAAAATCTACAGAACTTTCATCAATAACTAGAGCATTAGAAATACTAGGGGGTCTAGCAAATGTAGCACCTGTATTTGATTATATTAACTTTGACGCATTAGTTAAACACGTTGCGGATATTGTGGGTATGCCACAGAAGTTATTAAAATTACAATCTCAAGTTAATGCTGAAAGAGAACAACAAGCAGCACAAGCTGAACAACAACAACAAATGGCACAGATGCAACAGGTTGCACAAGCCGGGGGACAAATCGCACCACTAGCAAAGGCATTACCGGAAGAAGCAAAAGCCTTAGTGGAGTAAAATGGAAAACAAGGAACAAGAAAAACAAGTAAGAGAAATACAAAAACAATTAAAAGAACTCCAAAAAGATTATCAATTTATTTTTGCATCAAATGAAGGTGGAAATGTTTTGGCTGATATAGAAAAGAGATGCCATTATCATACTACTACTAATGTAAAAGGAGATAGTCACGAGAGTGCATACTTAGAGGGACAACGTAGCGTCATTCTATTTATTAAATCAATGCTACAACAAAAGGATAAATAATGTCAAGTGAACAGATAACACAAGAAGCTGTGCCTGTAGAAACAACAAGTACAGAAACAACACAACCTACTGCAATAAAATCAACTGTATCAAATGGAGATACTCCTGTAAGTTGGAAAAGTTCTATAAGTGAAGAATTTAGAAACGATCCTAACATTGAAAAGTTTACAGAGATAGATGCTCTAGCTAAATCTTATATCAATGCTACAAGAATGATTGGTCAAGACAAAGTTGCTGTACCTAATAAAAATTCAACTGAAGATCAATGGAATGAAGTGTACTCAAAATTGGGTAGACCAGAAACTGCAGATAAATATGCTTTGAATATTGAATCAGAAGCAGTAGCTATGGATGAAGGTGCAATTAAATCTTTTGCCGAACAATCTCATAAACTTGGTTTAAACAATACACAAGCTCAAGGTATATTAGAGTTCTATAAAAATAATATGGAAAGCAATATGCAAAGAGCAACTGTTGATACTGAAACTGCACAAGCTCAAGCTGAAACAGAATTAAGAGCTGAGTGGGGTAAAGACTTTGATAGTAATGTTTCAAAAGCTAGTGCATTAGCAAAAGCAAATATGAATCCAGATATACTAGATTTACAGATGCAAGATGGTACTAGAATTGGAGATCATCCAGAAATAATAAAAGGCTTTGCAAAGATTGCTGGTATGCTTTCAGAAGATAAATTAGTTTCAACTGAAAGTGAAAGTGTTAATTCAATGAAAGATTTACAATCAGAAATATCAGCTATTACTAATGATACTACTGGACCTTATTGGAATAATAAGCACCCGGATCACGCAAAAATGGTTCAACAGGTTTATACATTAAGAGAAATGGCTCAACCTAAAGAAGATTAATAATTTATATTCCTTGTAATATAATAAAATATATTATAAGGAATTAAATATAAGATAACTCGCAAGAACCTTATTGACCACAAAGAATAGCATTGTAGTCTAAAAGACTTTAAATCCAAGAATTGCCTATCATTATTGATGGAGAACTATTCTGTTTTTTATAAATATAACAATAATGATAAATAGGAGACAAATATGTCATCACAAATAACTACAGCGTTTGTAGAGCAATACTCTGCAAACATACAAATGTTATCTCAACAAATGGGATCACTATTAAGAGACGCAGTTAGAAATGAATCTGTTGTTGGTAAGGATGCTTACTTTGACCAAATTGGTAAAGTTACAGCAATTCTAAAAACTAGCAGACATTCTGACACACCACAAATCGATACACCTCACTCTAGAAGAAGAGTTAGTTTAGCAGATTATGAATTTGCTGATTTAATCGATCAACAAGACAAAGTTAGATTGCTAATCGATCCAACTTCATCTTACGCAAAAGCCGCTGCATACGCAATGGGAAGAGCAATGGATGATGTTATTATCGCAGCAGCACTAGGTTCAGCTAATACTGGAGTATCTGGTGGAACAGCAGTAGCATTACCAGCAGGTAATATTGTTGCAGCTGCTCTTGGTGGAACTGGTATGAACATAGATAAACTAGCAGCAGCAAAACAAATACTTGATGCAGGTGATGTTGATCCTTCAATTAAAAGACACATTGTTGTATCTCCAACAGAGATTGCTGACTTGTTAAATAGTACAACTGTTACTTCAAGTGACTTTAATACTGTTAAAGCATTGGTTCAAGGTGAAATTGATAGTT